TTAGTCAATATTGATTTGAGTTGTAGCTTCTTCTTTAGTAATTTTTGGTAAAACTACAGTTAAGATACCATCTTGATAAGAAGCTTTGATATTTTTTTCATCAATATCGTCAATGTAGAAAGAACGTTGCATTTCACCTACATAACGTTCACGGCGAATATATTTTTCTTGAGGTTTTTCGTTTTTATCATCAGCATTTTCAGCAGGTTTTTCTTCTGTGGATTTTGTAGTAGTTGTTTTAATTGTTAAATAACCTTTGTTGTAGTCAAGAGAAATGTTTTCTTTGGCGATGCCTGGTAATTCAGCAGTGAGTTCGTAAGCTTTATCAGTATCTTTTACGTCAACTTTAAAGGATTTTACATAAGAATTCATTTTTGCAAATGGTTCATGAAAGAAAGGTTCATTGAAAACGTCGAATAATTTATTGAAATCATCATTACTTTTAGCAATATTTTTTGCAAATGGAACTAAACCGAACATAAATAATAACCTCCATGTATAGAGCAATAAATAAAGTCAAAAAGTCAAAGCTTGTTTTGAATTAAACGGACTATCAAGTCCGCATTTAACTTTTATTTATTGTTATTAGTAAAATTATAAGATTAAAGTTTAGATTTTGTAAGTATCTTAAGGAATACTTCTTATCTTTCGTATCTCTTAACGTCCTTACAATTATTATTATACTCACATTAGTCAAAATGTCAACAATTATTTTTGACTTTTTGACTATTTTTTTTACTTATTTTATAAGCCTTTATAGAGCTTTTGTTGTTTGAAGTTTGATTTTTTGTTATTTTAAAAATATACGAGAGGTACCATTTTGGTACCATCTCTTTATAAATTTAAATATGCCTCAAATTTTGAAGCAGCATCTACTTTTCTGCTTTTAGTAATATGCAAATAAATTTGACGTGTTGTAGAGTCATTGGTATGCCCTAACCGATCTTGTATTACTTCTAATGATTCACCCGCTGCTGCTAATAATGATGTGTGGGTATGGCGGAATGTATGTGGATGGATCCAACTTAACCCGATTTTTTTGGCTATCTTTTTTATGAAGCCGTATAGATTACAGGTCAAAATTGGTTTTCCTGGATAATATCGAGAAGTGAATATAAAATTATATGTTCTATCCCAATTATTTGCATTTTTTATTTTTTGTTTATTTTGTATTAATCGCCATTCTTTCATCACATCTATAAAAGATTGTGAAATAGAAATTTCTCTAATACTATTTTTAGTTTTTGGAGTTTGTACATAATAATTTTTTTGACTGCAACCATAGATGTTTTGGGTAATTTTTATAGTCTTATTTTTTGTATTAAAATTATCCCATTCCATAGCACATACCTCGCCTAATCTAGCACCAGTATAGATTAGAAAAAATACCATATAATAATATGGATATGCATATGCATCATTTTTAGCTTCATTTAAGAAAGTGAGTAAATCTTCTTTTTCTAGATATAATGGTTTAGGTTTTTGTTGTAGCAGTTTAGTTTTTTCGACTAAAGTCATTTTAGGTAAATCAATATTTTCACAAGGATTATTAGTGATAATATTATTTTTTAAAGCATGTTTAAATATCATTTTTATATAGGATAAGTTTTTTGTAATAGTTTTACGTTTTTTACCCATATCGAGCATATTTTGTATATATGCTTGAATATTTAGAGGGGTAATATATTTTAATTTAACATCTTGCCCCCAGAATGATATTAATGCTTTTAATAGATATTGTATGCCCTTTTGTGTAGATATCTTAGTATAATGTTGATATTCTTTAAACCAAATTTCTTGAACATAATAGGCAAATGTTATATCTTTAGGTTTAGCAAATACCTTTCCCGCATAATATTGGGATTCTATTTCTGCCATTGCTTTTTTAGCATCGCTTTTTTTAGTAAAGCCACAGCGTTTGATACGGATACGTTTTCCTGTATCATCTCTACCAACATCTATAATGAACCAATATGTTTTGCCTTTTGTCTTTGTAAGGCGTTCATGTATTCTAGCCATAGTTTTCCCCTTTCACTATGCCTAGCTATTACTATGTAGAATTGTGTCTAGTAATAGACACAATATTAAATATTTATTTGTTTAATTATATAATTAAACATTATGAATAACTTTAAAATATTTGTAAAATAAAAAAGCAGTTATTATCCATGTACGCATATCTGTATCATTAATATTTATGCTACCACCTGCATGGGCAATATCATTTCTTTTTAATCGCATATTGTTAATTTCATTGGTAATTATTGATGGACAAGGTATCATGTTATTATCTGTTATAGTCTTAGGCAATAGACTCTTTAATTTTTTACTATATGGCATACGTTGAGTTTTTATATCATTATGTCCGTTTTTATTTAAGAATCTCGTTAAAATAAATTCACATGCAATTTGAAGTTTTAATAAAGATGAGTTATAATCCTTATTAAAGTAGTCATAAAAAGCATCAGATAACTCTTTAATACAAATGTCATTGATACAATTTTTGGGTAAATAAACATAAAATACACGTACTTTTGAGTAACTTGTATTATTAGATGTATTACATAAATTAATAGGGGCTAAAGTTCTTTGCAAACTAAATCTGTTTATTTGAAATGGTGAGTTCATATGCATCTCTATAGGAAATATTGTATTATCTGGTGCATAATTTATAAATAGAAGTTTACCTTCACCGATTTCTTCAGTCAAATCTAAAACACATAAATCTTTTAATTCTATGTCTAAAGTGCCGTATTTAGCACCCAATGGTAGATAATGTAATCCAAAATCTACGGATCTTTTATCAAATAATTTATTTTTTAATTCATTAATAATAGTATTATCTAAACTTTGTTGTTTAAATATATTTTCAAAAAAGATATCTGATAAATAATTAGGGATGTCTTCTTTTATAGAAGATGCTTTTATTTTTTCACAGAATGGTATTTGTAGCATTTATTTACCTCCAAGGAGTTGATTTATATGAGACCAGATGAGTTTAAAGAAAAATTGATATTATTAGATCAAGAATACTTGAAAAATAAAGATTTTGAAACAGTTTCTTGGCAAGTAGGAGCCATAGTATGCGATTTTTTGGAAAGCTTAGGTTATAAGGAAGAAGCAGATATTGCTCGACCGTATTTATAAATTTTGTTAGCACCAGTGAAAACTGGTGCTTTTTTATTTTTTATTTCTTGTATTTAATATACTTTTGTCAATACCATTTTTTAAAGTTACTATAAATGGATTTTTTGAAGGCTTAGGGGAAGTTGTAAATGATTGTGGCTTTTTATTTACAATTTCATTAATATTAACTGAATTGTTATGGTTATTTTGATTGGTAGTCATGATAATCTCCTTTACTATATCTCTTTTAAATAAATTGAAAAATAAATAGCAATTAAAATTAATAGTATCAGTATAGCATATAAAGTATGTGTGAGAAATTTTGCACGTTCTTCATTTCTACTTCTATGTTGGGCAATAATATCTTTATATGTTTGGATAATGATCATTAATTCATCTTTATGACGCTCGGAAAAACGTTCATCAGTAATAAGATCTATATTAAAAGCATTATGATTACCCGCAGTTATTATTTTGATAGTTTTATAAATAATAAATCCTAAGGTGAGATAAATACCTAATCCAGCAATGACTTTTAAATTTATGATTAAAGGTTGTACCGTTGTAACAGTATAAAGTAAAAAGTTTAATTTTACTTTATCAAATAAAAATGTTGATATAGTTGCTATAAATGCAAAAATAAAACCAGCTCGTGTTTCTAAGCTCTGTTTTTTTGCTAACTCAAGATCATATTCTTTTTTTAGTACCTCTAGATATATTTTTTGATTAGATATTATATTTTGTACTTCATCTGTATTTTGAGTAGTGTTATTAGTGTTGGCATTATTATTTTCTACAGAATTGTTATTAGTGTTGGTATTATTATTTTCCACAGAATTGTTTTCATTGGATGAATTATCTTGATTATTCATAGGGAACCTCATTAATAAAAAATTTAAGTATTATTTTGAATATTGTAATTGAGATAAATCTATTTAATATAAGTTTTTAAGATGTATAAATTTTTTTGGAATACCTTGTGCTGTGGCTAGATTATAAATGCTATAATTGTTTCATTTAAGATAGCAAAAAAGCCTTATATCAATAAAGATATAAGGCTTTCTCTTTTAAGTTGCGAGATTATTCGCTGTGTCCTAAATTTAGATGTGGGTAAACCACTGTGTTTATATCTTTATTATATATTAATTAGTTATGTTTTGTAAATAGTTCAATCATTTTTTTATCGATTGAATTTAAATTATTTGTTGATAATTTGAGATTGTATAGAATATCATATTTATTTGTGGGATCTATAATTCTCATTTTACTAACTGTTCGTATTTGATTCATAACAGCAATACTACCATATTTTAATGTTTTTAATTTGTTAAATGCCTTTATCATTAAATTAGATTGTTTAGTTAGTTCTTCTATTTTTTGTTGAATATCATTTAAATCAATTTTTTCAGAATGAGAAAGCATATTTCTTAAATAGTTTATTTCGGTAGGAATAGATATTTTTAATGCTTCATATTTACCTTGAATTTTGAAATATAGTTCTTGACCTAAATATAGTTCTGTAGGACGCAACTCTTTAATATCTTTATCTCGTTTTAATGATGTAAGAGGAACAACTGTTATATTAGGATTTTTTTTATTACTGTCTTTTAATACAATTGCATAATGTAAACCACCCAATTCTGATCCTAAGTTAAATCCAAAATTTATATTAACAATACTACCACGATAAAATTCTGGGTAATATTTAGGGTCAAAAGTATCTTCGTTTTTTATATAGTTTTTATAATCGCGTAACCAATAATATAGTAATGCTGATTTTTTATAAGTATTTGGATCATCTGTTAAATTAATAAGTAAATCTCTGTATTCTTCAATAGTAGAATTAATTTTATTTTTTAATTCTTCTTTATTGGTAGGGTCTTTGAAATCCACGATATCGCTCCTTTATTATAGTTAAATTTTTAGTCTTAATTTTATTAAATTTTTATTAATGCCAAAATAATTAGCCATTTGGTCTAATGTTAGATGTTTGACTTCAGCAATAGCTTCATCAGTTATTAATAAGTCAACTGCAAATTTATTTGCTTCTATTTCTAATTTATTTATAGAAAATAATGTGTTATCTCTTAAAAATGGTGTGTTCGCTTTTGGGTGTAATAGTGCGTGTCCCAGTTCATGTGCTATTGTAAATTTTTGTTTTGATTCTACTAAGGTATTATTTATATGTATGAATTTTTGCCTGAAGGCTGTATTATAATATCCGTTTATTTCACCTAATGGCTCGAATAAGATTATAATACCTAACTCTTGTGCTATTTCTTGAGGATTATTGGTTTTGTATTTGCTTATTAATTGTTTAGGAGTAACTTTTTGCACAAAAACCACTCCCATCAATCATCGGATTTATCGTTTTTTTGGTATTTTTTAGGCGTATATTTTTTCTTAGCTAAAGTTTTAGCTAGACGGATACTATTTTCTAAAGATGCTTTTAAGAGTTCTTTTGTTTCTTCATCCATTTCTACCGGTTCGCCGTCAAACATTAAGGCTTCACTATCAATGGAAGCAAGTGCCTCATCTAATTTCTTTTTTATATCTTTTTCGTCACGTGATGTTAATGTCGGTTCATTATTATTTATATCATTATCTGTTAATATTGTATCTAACGGTTGATTAAGAGCATTGGCTATTGCTTTTAAAGTTGCTAAGCTAGGGTTATATCTATCTTTTTCTATATCTCCAATATATGACCTTGATAAGTTAGTTAGTTTAGCAAGTTCCATTTGAGTAAGACCAGCTTTTTTTCGTGCTTCTTTTATATTTGTACCTAATGTATTCATCTTCTACACCTCTTTTTGTGCGGTAATTCCGTCTTTTTTATATATTATAATACATTTTTGACGGAATTACTATTGACAAAATGACGGAAATACAATACAATAAATATATAATATAAATGAGAGGGTGAATAAATGATTGGTAATGTTATAAAAAAAGCTCGTATAAAGAAAAATATGACACAACAAGAAATAGCTAATAGAGCTGATGTTTCAAGAGCGTATTACGCTGATGTAGAAAGAGGGAGATATACTCCAAGTTTAAAATTGTTAGCAAAATTAGGGTCTATATTAGATATAAACCTTAATTTTTTAAAGAAAATTGACGGAAATACAAGTCAGAAATAAAAGGAGATGATTTGATAATGGAATGTATATCAATTAAAGCCATATCTGCTTTAGCTTCAGCATTAATGGCTATAAGTTTTACAGTATATGTTATCGCTTATATACGTCATATGAATAGAAAGTGAATTAGAGATATGGATATGAATGATTTATTCAACATTTTTATTATAGTAACTAAATTATTTGTTACTTATGTTTTTACTATAAAAGGGTATGAACTTTTAAAGAAATAATATTATTAGAGTGATTTTATGAATGACATATTTACAAAATTAATAAAAAAATACAATAAAGAGCTTGAAAAATATTTGGAAAAAGAAGCCAAATTATCAAAAAAAGAAAGAATAAAAACTGCAATACTTTATATAATTTCAGACTTGGAGGTAGTTGTTTGTATTTTTGCCATTCTCTATATGGTAAACATTCTTCCCATTGAAGTATTTGGGTATATTTTATTTTTTCTGATTTTAAAATTTTTATTGTATTGATACAAGCTTGATATTGTTTATTTGTGTAGTCTAAAGAAACTTTGTTTTCAGAGCAGTAGTTCACATATATTTTCCGTAATTTTAAATATTTAAGTATTTTTGTACTTATATGCGGATGAATACGGAAAATATCAGTCATTTGATTATAATCAAAAATAATATCTGTATCTGAAAAAAAATTATATTCAATATTAATATTTGTAATATTATTGTTTTCTTTAAGTTCTTCAATAAAGCTCTCTAACACAAATTTATCTGTTTCTAGTAAAGATATAAAGTATTCTATTGTAGATAAAAAAGTGTTTTTCTTTTTAGTTATTGCTGCTTTATTTTGAATAAGGATATTAAAGTAAAATGCTAAAAATGCGGCGATAAAAAGTTTTAATAAATCGACATTATCAATCAATATAATCAACTCACTTTCTATAAGTGATTATACCAAAATTTTTTATAAAGGAGATAATTTAATGAATGAAAAATTAATATTTAGAGATTATTTAGATTGTATTTTTACATCACAACAGCAAAAAATATTGGCTTATTGTGTAAAAAATAATATCAATGTCTGTCTTTATGGTACAGGTCTTGGCAAATCATTAACAGCAGGTATTTTTCGTAATGCTGGTTATAACAATGTATTTGCACCTGAAGATTGTACTGATTTAAAAGAAGGAGCTTTAAGCATTCCAAATAAAACAGGTACGATTGCTCTATGTACAAAAAAAGAGTCTCACGAAATAACAATTCCCGTAAGACTTTTAAAAAAAGATGAAATTGAAAAGTGGTTAGATGGTTTTAATTTGTGTCTTAATAGAAGTAAATCTGAAAGAAAATATTATGTTTTTAAACATAAAGAAAATATTGGACTTAAGCAACAAATTAATGAACAACAACCTAATACATCATTTAATTTAAGTATAAATGCAGTAGTAAGTAGCTCTTTAGAGGCTAAAAATATGATTAAAGATATCATTGAAATTCAAAAAGAGTACAGCTGTAACTGTACTCTTAATTTAAAAATGTTTAATCTCTAATGACTACAAAATCAATTTTACTACCTTTAAAGTAATTATAACATAAAAAATTTAGTCTAGTTATTACTATGTATTAAACCCTATAGTCGGTGTGTGGTGTATACCCCACAATATAAAAAACAATTAAATAATAATGAGAAACTGCTTATTAGAAATACCCCAAAAATCTAATACATCATATTGTGGGGCGTATACTACACATCGATTATTTATTGTAACGAACGCTTGGCGGTGGGTTATTGATGAAACCGTTGTATCAAAATTTATAGCTTATCTATGGGTAGCAACCAAATAAATTGAAAGGAGATTATGTATATGCCTGATTGGAATTTAGAGTGTGAAATAAAAATTCGAGCTTTAGAAGCTTTGAAAGAAAATCTAGATAAAGAGATTGATGAACTAATTAATATCGCCAAAAAGGTTCAGCAAGAACATTTAGAAGTCATAGAGGTACAACAAAATCTAAATGATATAGAAAAAGGGCCGTTGACTATAAGTGAATTTGCTAAAAAAGCAAAAGTAAGTTATGGAGCTATTTATGAAAGAGTACGTACTGGAGTAATAAAAGCCAAAAGAGATGGACGTATTACACGTATACCTTATTCAGAATATGAAAACTATATGCAAAGGATTTGAGAATATGCAGACAATCTATGAAACGAATGAGAAAAAGGGGATTGCTATTAAATTAACGCCCAGCATTTTTAAACCTAAAGATTTGCCAATAGTTTTAGATAATATTAATAAATTCTTTTCCATATTAAAAAAAGCTGACCAGCACATGGCTAATCAGCACAAATAAAAAAACCTTAACTAAAGTCTACCATAAAAACTTAATTTATAAAAGGAGTTAATATCATGGATTTAAATGTAAAAGTAACAATTGAAGGAACTGAACAATTAGCACAAGCTATAGGAGCATTAGCGAAAGCTTTAGAAGCAAATACAAAAAATGCAGTGGTTAATGTTGCAACTGAAGAAAAAGAAGAAATTGTTGAAAAACCAGTAAAAAAAGTTACTAGACAAAAGGCAAAGAAAAGTGAAGTAAAAAATGAAACTTTAGCTGATGAAGAAGTAAAAGAAGATAGCACTAAACCTCAATTGAGCGAAGAAGAATTGAGAGATAACTTAAAAAAAGATTTAATGGAAGCCAAAAAATCAGATGATACATTGATGGGGAGAATGAAAGATACTTTACACAAATGGGAATTAAAAAAATTAAGTGATATTCCTATTGATAGAATAGATGAATTTAGAAAGGAAGTTCTCGGAGAATGACCGGGCCAGCACATGCCTTATTGAGTGCATCGGGTAGTAAAAGGTGGCTATCTTGTCCACCTAGCGCCCGATTAGAGGAAACATATCCCGATAAAGAAACAGCAGCTGCTCGTGAAGGAACATTAGCTCATGCTATTGGAGAATTTTATTTGAAGTATTATTTAAAACATAATCATACGAATATTGCTTTACCAAAACAATTTAAAAATCAAGAACTCTACAATAAAGCAATGTTAGATTATGTATTTGAATATGTAGAGATGTGTATTGAGAAAATTAATACAGCATTGAGTATAGATAAAACAGCTTATATAGCAATAGAAGAAAAAATTGATTATAGCGAATGGGCAAAAGAGGGATTCGGTACAGGAGATTTAGTGATTATTACTGATAAATATGTAGAAATAGTAGATTTAAAATATGGTAAAGGTGTAGCTGTTAGTGCTATTGATAATACACAAATGCAGATGTATGCCTTAGGTATAATCAGTAATTTTGGTTTTATGTATGATTTTGATACTATCCAAATGACTATATTTCAGCCACGTAATGGTGGGATATCTAGTCAAGAAAAATCAGTAAAAGATTTGATTAAATGGGGAGAAAATATTGTAAAACCAACTGCTGAACTTGCCTATGATGGCATAGGAGAATTCAATGCTGGTAAGTGGTGTTTATTCTGTAGGGCTTCATTGCGTTGTAAAAAATACTCTGAATATTGCTTAAGTGTAGCAAAGTATGATTTTATTGATCCTGAATTTATGTCTGATGAAGAAATGGCTGATGCATTGAATAGGATAGAACCTCTTATTCATTATGCCAAACAAATAAAAGATTATGCGTTATCTGAAGCACTACAAGGTAGGACATGGCCAGGCTATAAATTAGTAGAAGGTAAAAGTTCTCGAAAATATAGTGATATTGATGCTGTAATTGGTAGATTACAAAAAGCGAATATTGATTCATCTGATTTTATGAAAGAGCCTGAATTAAAGTCTATAACTGAATTGACTAAATTATTAGGTAAAAAAACATTTAGTATTTTACTTGATGATTTAATCACTAAAATATCTGGTAAACCTACACTTGTTGATATTGATGACCCGCGACCTGAATATAATAGCCCTGAAAATGATTTTGAAATACTTGATTAAAGGAGATTATAAATATGAATGATACAAAGTTAACTTTAAAGAATGTAAGGCTTTCTTATGCTAATATTTGGGAACCAAAAGAAACACCAAATGGGGATTTGAAATATGGTGCGTCACTTATAATTCCTAAAACTGATAAAAAACAAATAGCTGAAATAAAGAGAGCTATAGAAGCTGCTAAAAATATAGGTAAATCTAAAGTAGTGAATAAAAATGGTAAAATTCCACCTAATTTAAAAGTACCTCTTAGAGATGGAGATACTGACCGTTTTGATGATGATGCATATGAAGGATGCTACTTTATAAACGCAAATTCCAACACTGCACCTAAGATTGTAGATAGAAAAATAAAACCTATTCTTGACCGTTCTGCGGTGTATAGTGGTTGTTATGCTAATGTATCAGTAACATTTTATGCTTATAAAACAGATGCAGGTTCAGGTATTGCTGCTGGATTAGGTAATATCCAAAAAGTAAAAGATGGTGAGCCATTAGGCGGTGCGTCTAATCCAGAAGATGATTTTGAAGTATTAGATGATGACGAATTTGAAACAGAATTTGCAAATACTGATGACGAAGATGAGGATATGTTTGAATAAAGCCTTATTAGGAGGTATTTTATGAGAACATTATCTATTGATTTAGAAACATATTGTGACCTCGACTTAAAAAAAGTTGGGGTCTACAAATATGCTGAAGAAGCAGAAATATTATTATTTGGCTATGCATATGATGATGAAATGGTTAATGTTATAGATTTAGCTCAAGGTGAAGATATTCCTGAACAGGTTTTAAGAGATTTAATCGACCCTGCGGTTTTAAAAACAGCATATAATGCTCAATTTGAAAGAGTGTTATTAAGTCATTATTTATTTGGTGGCGAAACAATTAATAGTTTTTATGATGATAATTATTTTTTAGACCCTGCACAATGGCAATGTACTATGGTGTTATCTTTGAATTTAGGATTGTATGGTTCTCTTGCTGAGGATTGTCGAATTTTTAGATTAGCTGAAGATAAAGCCAAAATGAATATTGGACGAAAATTAATAATGGAATTTTCGAAGCCTTGTAAGCCGACTAATACTAATGGTGGCAGAACAAGAAATTTACCAAAGCATGATATACAAAATTGGAATTTATTTAAAGAATATAATAAACGTGATGTAGAGGTTGAACGCTATTTACGTAAGAAAATGATTAAATTCAAACCTACAGATTTTGAACAAAATTTATGGGTATTAGACCAACAAATAAATGATAGAGGTATTGGATTAGATAGACAATTAGCTGATAAAGCTGTAGAAGTTGATACTGATTTTAGAAATAGAATTTCAGCAGAAGCTAAAGATATATCTAATCTAGATAACCCCAATTCTACAGAACAACTAAAGCATTGGATACTGGAAAAGGAAGGGTTTTTTCCCTCTAAAATCACAAAAACTACGGTATTGGAACTCTTAAAAATAGTAAAAAATAAAGAAGTCAAAGATATGTTAAAGCTAAAAATGCTGCTATCTAAGACTTCAATAAAAAAATATGTAGCTATGCAGAATGCTCAATGTGCTGATGGACGAATTCGAGGATTACTTCAGTTTTATGGTGCTAATCGTACTGGACGTTGGGCAGGTAGATTAGTACAGGTTCAAAATTTACCTCGTAATTCTATGAGTGATTTGGATGATGCTAGAGAATTATTAAAACATGATGACGCCGAAACATTTGAAATTTTCTATGAGAATGTTCCAAATGTATTATCTCAATTAATAAGAACTGCTTTCATACCGACTAAATCGAATAAATTTGTAGTAGCTGATTTTTCAGCTATTGAGGCTAGAGTTATTGCCTGGCTTAGTGGAGAAAATTGGCGTATGGAAGTATTTGCTGATGGCGGTGATATTTATTGTGCATCGGCTAGTCAGATGTTTCACGTACCAGTGGTAAAACATGGTATTAATGGTGAACTTAGACAAAAGGGGAAAATAGCTGAACTTGCTTTAGGTTATCAGGGCAGTATGGGAGCTTTAAAAGCTATGGGTGCTGATAAAATGGGGCTTACTGATGAAGAATTAATCGATATTGTAACTAAATGGAGAAAAGCTAGTCCAAATATTGTTCGTTTATGGTCTATTGTGGATAAAGCAGCTAAACAGGCTATAAATGAAAAAACAAAAGTGAAAATTCATCATAATATGGCTTTTTATTATAGAGCGGGTATGCTTCGTATATGTTTACCTTCAGGGCGAGAATTAACATATATTAGACCTCGTATTGAGAATAACAAAATCACATATGAAGGTACAAATCAGGTATCTCGTACATGGGAAAGGTTAGAAACTTATGGTGGAAAACTTACTGAAAATATAGTACAAGCAATTGCTAGAGATTGTTTAGCAGTCGCTATGATTAGATTAGAACAAGCAGGTTTTAAGATTGTTATGCATGTACATGATGAAGTTATTCTTGATTGTGTTGCTGTTGGTATAGATAAAGCATTAGAACTTGCTAATAAAATAATGGGAACTGCTATTGATTGGGCACCAGAGTTAATTTTAAATGCTGATGGTTATATAACCAAGTATTATAAGAAAGATTAGTTTCCGTACATTATATGTTGATGTTAATTAAAGGAGTAATAAAAATGGCTGATAAAAAAATAAATACATTACAATTAAAAAAATTTATGGAAAAACAAATTGAGGAACTTGATGAAATTAAAAAATTGCGTGCTGAATTAAAAATAGAAGAAAATGATAAGAATTTTGTCAATAGCTTAGATTATTTGGAACGTATGTATAAAGCTTGTGAAGAAACTATAAAAATGTGTGATATGTATGATGAAAAGCAAAAAGCGGAAGCTAAAAAAGAAGCCGATAAAATAAAAGCTGCTGCTAAAGAAATTAAATCTGAAGATAAAAAAGAAGTTATAAAAAAGACCGAACCTGAACCAATAACTGAAGAAGACGATGATGATATCTGGGATTGAGGTGATTAATTTGAGAATATATGACTTATATATGCCGAAATTATTTTATCTTTATGAAGGTGGCTTAAAAAGCTTAAATAATGGTAATAAGTTTACGAATATGTATCATTGTTCTAGTTGTGGTCATAGTTTTAAATCCTTATGGGATGGTGTAGGAAATTATTATGGTGTGCGACCAAATGATCAGATTATATATTGCCCTAAATGTGGTTCACGTTTTACGGAAGCTACGCAAAAAAATGATTTTAGTTTTATGGCTGACGGGGATTATTCCCCGCTCAGCATGAGGATTAGTCTTGATGAATATAAAGATAGTTTACGTTTGACTTTATCGGGTAAAGAAATAGTCTGCGATGAAGACAGTGACTATATGTTTCACCACAGACTATATAAAGAGACTATATCTTTTAATGTAGCCCAAAGGACTGCAATTTATAAAAGATATATAAATCATAAACTTATTATTAATTATAACTTATGTAATATCCTGGATACAAGTTTTAGCAGAGATACTAATTTAAAATTTTTAAATCACAGACATTTTACAAGTATATATGCTGTAGATTTCAAAAAGATATTGAAAATTCTTCGTGAGAGATTATCCAAAAAGCTAGAATCTAAATTTAAATTTAAAATAAAATCGATGTACGTATGTCATGAAAACAAAGGCAGTTATTTTATAAAACCTATATTGAATATAGCTTATAGATTAGTTTTTACAGATTTAAATAATTTATTGCTTACTGATTATAACTATATATATCGTAAATATCCATTTTATTATGGTAGTGCTGATAGAAATTTTTATGATTTAGATGATGCATATTTATCAGATGAGCGTTTGAAAATCATAAGTAAGGCAAAAGATACAATATCAGGATTATTAGAAATAGCAAATTTACCAAATAAGCCTGCGATTAGACGATTAGTAAAAGATAAACCATTTTTATTATTACGTCATAAACAAATTTATACTATAGCTCAAGGTAATATAGATACCTTCAATAATATTAATAATTGTTTGGAATTTGATTTTTTATGGCGACGAGATATTCGCACATTATTAAATCAATTAGCACTAATTTCTTATAACTGGGGAATAGAATATATCAATGCATTAATGCGTTGGTGGCATAATTCTCAAGATAAAATTTCATGTGAAGACGCTATTTATATGATATTTAAATTGAAAGATAAAGCTACACTTTGGCAAGAAAAACCGGCTCCTGCTAATTTACATGATTATTTAGTAACAGCTATTTATAAACAGGAACATCCATTTAGAGCTTTTAATATCAATGACCCAATCTGTAGAAGATTAGCTATGCAGTTTGATAGTATTAAATTTTATTTACCTGAGAATTCAGATGTGCTTCGCAATATAGGCAAAATTTTTAGAAATTGTGTGGGTAATTATGTTGATGCTGTTTATACAGGTAAATCAAATATAGTTTTAATGTCTGATGATAAAGGTAAGTTAAAAGCTTGTATCGAGGTACAAAATAATAAGCTAATACAAGCAAAATTATTTGCTAATAAACCAGCTCATAATAATAAGCAAATAAATGATGAGATTATTAAATGGGCTGATAAAGCTAATATTAATTATGATAATTGCAGCGATATATTTAAACCTGAAAAACAAATTTTACCGCAAAGAGAGGCGGTGTAAGGACGTGAATTAATAATGCAAAATACCGCTTTGAACATAGACAATTTGTCTAAGTTAAAATATGACGGAGAAGTATCTATTGCTGTAGCTAGTAGTAGAAAATCAAAGAAATGGAAAAATAAACAGTTATCATGGTCCACACTTCTTTTTAAATTGTCAAAAACTAGAAGAACAGGGGAGACCGTTGCTGAATATAAATCATTTGCTAAGTCAAAGCAAGATGATATTAAAGATGTTGGCGGTTTTGTAGGTGGGGCATTAAAAGAAGGTAGGCGAGTCGCTGAAAATGTACAATGGCGTTCAGTTATAACACTGGACGCTGATTTTGCTACTAATGATTTTTGGGATAATTTATTTTTTACGATAGGTAATGTAGCTTGTTGTATTTATAGTACGCATAAGCATAGTAAAAATAAACCTAGGTATAGATTAGTCATACCGATAAATCGTCCTGTGAATCCAGATGAATATCAAGCAATAAGTCGTATGATAGCAAATGATATCGATATTGATTTATTTGATGATACCACATATCAACCGCATAGATTGATGTATTTTCCTAGTACTAGTCAAGATGGTGAATTTATTTTCAAATACAATGATGGGGTTTGGGTAGATGCTGATGAATATTTAAATCGATATGATAATTGGCAAGACCAAAGTTTTTGGCCCGTGAGTAGTAGAGTTCAAGTAGATATCAAAAAAACGGTAGATAAACAGGAAGATCCACTTAGTAAAAAAGGAATTATTGGTGCTTTTTGTCGCTCATATACTATTCAAGAAGCTATAGAAAAATATTTATCTGATATATATGTACCATGTGGTACTGATGATAGATATACCTATGCTGAGGGAAGTACATCAGCTGGTGCTATTGTTTATAATAATTGTTTTATCTACAGTCATCATAGTACCGACCCTGCTTGTGGAAAATTATTAAATGCTTTTGATATGGTAAGACTGCATAAATTTAGACAGTTAGATGATGAAGTATCAGAAGGTACTCCAACGGGAAGATTGCCAAGTTATAAAGCTATGCAAGATTTAGCTATAGCTGATGAAGAAGTAAAAGAAACCATCGGTAAAGAAAAAACGGCTGATGTATATAGTGAATTCGAAGTTCTAACAGATATTGATACAAAATGGACTGCTAAGATGAATATAAATCGTTGGGGCGGATATGAAAATACGCCGCATAATGTGAAATTAATATTAGAAAATGACCCTAATTTAAAAGGTAAATTTGCTTTAGATGAGTTTGCTCATAGAATGGTTGTTTTAGATAAATTAGTATGGCGTAAAGATAATAATGTTAGTGATTGGATTGACGCTGATGATAGTGCTCTGCGAAATTATATATCTGATGTATATGGCATAAAAGGTAAGGATATAATCGCTGATGCTATATTAGAAACTATTCATAGACATAGTTTTAATCCAGTAAAAAAATATTTAAAAAGTATTAAATGGGACGGTAAGCATCGAGTAGAGACTTTATTCATAGATTATTTGGGAGCCGAAGATACAAAGCTTAATCGTGCAATGACTAGAAAGATGTTTTGTGCAGGTGTGGCTAGGGTGTTTAATCCAGGAACGAAATTTGATTATGTAGTAACGTTAGTTGGCGGTCAAGGTATAGGTAAATCTTATATTATTGGTCGTATTGGCAAAAAATGGAGTTCTGACAGTATGAGTACAGTTATTGGTAAAGAAGGTATGGAACAGATTCAAGGATTTTGGGTTATTGAACTTGCGGAATTATCGGCAGTGCGTAAAGCTGAAGTTGAACAAATAAAGCATTTTATTACTAAGCGTGAAGACAGTTTTCGACCTGCATATGGTAGACGTACAGAACGTTTTCCTAGACAGTGTATATTTATAGCTTCTACAAATAATAATGATTTTATTCGTGATCAAACTGGTGGTCGTCGTTGGTGGCCAATAATGGTAGATAAGAATAAACGAAGATTAAATCCTTTTGAAATTAGCGAAGATACTATTGACCAGTTGTGGGCAGAAGCTAAAGAACTATATGAGGGTGGCGAAAAATTGTATCTTGATGAAGAAATGGAGCAAGAAGCCAAAAAAGTACAAGAACAACATACTGAAGAAAGCCCATTAGCTGGCATGATACGTGAATTTATTGAAAAAGAAATACCTGAAAATTGGGCAGAGTTGAGTATCAGTGATAGGCAAGATTTTATTCGTGGTGATGGATTTGAATATAATGGACCACTTGTCAAACGTGATAGAATATGTGCTTTAGAAATTTGGGTAGAACTATTAAATGGTGATGTGAAGAAATTAACTAGAGCTATGGCCACAGAAATAAATGATGTATTAAGAAAAACAGAAGGCTGGAAACAACCCCGAAGTCCAATGAGAATAAAGCGTTATGGTTTACAAAAAGGATTTAAAAGAATTAATAAAATTGTAAATATCATTTGAAATGAAAATTTAGTATGTGTGCTTAATAAATACTATAAAATAGGGTTTTCTGAGGTTTTGTATACTAAGTATACCAAATTTATAAATAGATTCACGAAATTAAGAAAATAAAAGACATATGTACATTATTTTCTTAATTTATATAGCTTATATAGAACAAAGTATACTTGGTATACCTAGAAAAAGAGTGAGTTATGTTAGAAAAACAAATTGAAAAATATTTTACAGATAAGTTGAAGAAATTGGGTTGTATTGTTTGGAAATTTACTAGCCCAGGGACGGCGGGCGTACCGGATAGAATAGTAATCATGCCGTATGGGAAAGTAGTTTTCGTGGAATTGAAAGCACCAAATAAAAGCCCTAGAGAAATACAATGGGAACGTATAAAGCAATTAATAAATCATGGTGTAGACGTATGGGTAATAAGTAGTAAAGACCATGTTGAGTTATTTATAAATGAGTATAGCAAAGAAGGTGATTTATGATTGAAATACGAGCCAAGAGTTTATCAAAAATATGCCACAGACAAAATAATAAATAATGAAGCTATTGCTTTAATGCTGGATATGGGTATGGGAAAAACAGTATCCACCTTAACAGCAATATCTGAGCTTATGTATGATTATTGGGTAGTAAATAAAGTATTAGTGATAGCACCAAAAAGAGTAGCACAAGTAACATGGCAAGATGAAATAAACCAGTGGGAACATCTAAAAGATTTGCGAGTATCTGTAATTTGTGGTGATTTAAAACAGCGAAAAAAAGCATTAAATATGCAGGCAGATATATATACTATCAACCGTGAAAATATCGGCTGGTTAGTAGATAGTTTAGGTAAAAAGTGGGATTTTGATATGGTGGTGATAGATGAATCATCGTCATTTAAAAATCATCGTAGTCAACGATTTCGAGCATTGAAAAGAATAAGACCTTTTATCAAACGTATAGTAGAACTAACAGGAACACCAGCACCAAATGGACTCATGGACTTATGGAGTCAAATATATTTATTAGATGGTGGTAAGAGGTTAGGTAAGACTATAACACAATATCGTAAAAATTATTTTAGGCCCGCACAAACAAATGGTCATGTGGTTTTTAGTTATGAAACCTTACCGCATGCAGAACAGGAAATATATAGCAAAATATCAGATATTTGTGTAAGTCTAAAATCAGATGAGTATCTTGATTTACCACCTGTTATTTATAATCAGGTATCTATTAAATTACCAAAAAACATCATGTCAAAATACTATGAATTTGAACGAGAATTAGTATTAAGTATGTCTGATGAAATAATTACAGCAAGTAGTGCAGGCGTTTTAACAGGTAAGTTATTACAATTTGCAAGCGGAGCTATTTATGATGAAGGTAGAAATATTATAAATATCCATGATTATAAGCTTGATGCTTTAGAAGAAATACAAGTTGATAACATAGGCAAAAATCTTATGGTCATTTATTGGTATCAGCATGATAAAGACAAGATATTAAAAAGATTTCCTAAAGCTAGAGTATTACAGAATATACAAGATTTGCGAGATTGGAATAATGGCAAAATAAAAATGGGTTTACTTCATCCAGCTAGTGCAGGTCATGGTTTAAATTTACAGCATGGCGGAAATATTGTTATTTGGTATAGCATTACATGGAATTTAGAACTATATCAACAAGCAAATAAACGATTGCATAGACCAGGGCAAAAAGAAAAAGTAGTTATACATCATTTAATCGCTAAAGATACTGAAGATGAGAGAGTAATGCAAGCACTTTCAGATAAAGCAAATGGTCAGCAATCAATGATGGAAGCAGTAAAAGCTAAAATAGCTAAATATATGAAAGGGTGATAATTATGTCGTGTAAATATAGTTATTTTGATGATGGCATCTTTTTATGCAGTCTTAGGCGACATAAACAACAATGTATTTTAGGAAAACCCGATTTGAAAAAATGTATGGCTAATGGATATAAAAAATATAAAGAAGGGATAAAATGCAAAAATACGAACAAAATATCCTAACAAATTCTGGTCATTGTAGTGATCCAGTAGCTAATAAAGTAATAAATAAAGGTAGATTAGGATTTTGTCAAAGAGTAGTTAATTTATTTGTAAAGTTTCTTAGTAGAAGAAGATATATGGTGCTTAATTTAGTTATTAGAGATGTAAAAGATAAAAAAACATATAAAGCAAAGGATTTTGATTTATGAGAATACCAACAAGATATGAACTAAAACAAATGGAACGTGAACAAGATAAAAAATATATTTTAGGAACTTGTGCAGTAGTAATTTTAGTGGGAATAAGTTTAATTTTAATTGGATAATTTAAAGGGTAGCTTTTGGCTACCCTATTAGTATTTGGAGGATTAATGTATGTGTAAGGATATTTTGTGTAATATTTGTTTAACTTATGAAGGTAAAGCTGTGCATATGCAGGCTAAAGGAGATTATTTCAAATGCCCTGAATGTGGAGCTGAATTGTGGCCACAAGATATGAATTTTGCTAATCATTGGGAAAAAGAACGACAACAAAATTTAATGTATAAGGCAATGAGCTTACAAGAAGGAGAACAGATAAAAGGTGGCGTTAATAATGGCAAAGGTAGACGAAAAGCTAACAATAAAAAGACTTTAGCACAAATAAATGCGGGTTTATCAATAAATTTTGAATCACGATAAATTTACGGTCAAAATATCAGTTATAAAAAAATTTTATTGACATTTGGTCGACTAAAATGTATAATTAAGTCGACCAAAAAGGAGGTATTGCGGTGGTCAAAAAAATAGGCAGACCAACTAATGATCCTAAGCCAAATAAATTAACAGTAAAAGTAAGTAATGAAACATTAAACATCTTAGATGATTATTGTAAAAGAAATAATAAAACAAGAGCTGAAGGAATTAGAGATGGTTTAAATAGCTTAAAAGATAAATAAAAAGACAGCCCTATTACTCGACTAAAAGCTGTAGGACTGTCATAGCGTCAACCATAAAGATTGATAAATTTATTATATCATTTTTTATGGATAAAAGAAAGGATGATATAATGTTTGGACCTGTAGAATTAAGAAATAACACATTGGTAGTATCAAGTAAAAGAGTTGCAGATGATTTTAATAAAGAACATAAACATGTATTGGATAGTATAAGAGAATATCTCACAGCCGAAAATTCGGCTGTGAAAAATTGGTTTTTTGAATCGCATTATATTACTAATCGTGGAAGAAGATATCCTATGTATTTAATGACAAGGAATGGTTTTGCGTTATTGGCAATGGGTTTTACTACACAAAAGGCATTGGAATGGAAAATAAAATACATCAAAGCTTTTGAGTACATGGAAAATGAATTAAGGAAACATAAGTATGAAAAAATAGAGCGTGAAAATAGACGATTAATAAGCTTAGAACAAGAAATAAAGGGAAAAGATTATAAAATAGATGTTAATGAACCTAAATTTAGAAACAAATTAGAAGAAGTTTATAGATTAGCAAGTACTGTAGGTATATTAGCTGATAAATTAAGAAAAAGTGAAATAACTGAAAAAATATATGAAGGATATTGGCATATTACGTTTTCATTAAATCAAGATATTGGAAAGAAATTAATAGAGTTACGTGATATTAGTAAAAAATAGCTTTATTAATAACAAGATAATTGCTATTTTTTGACAAATGTGTTATACTACATTTACTTGGTAGTGTATCTACTTTTAAATCGAATAATAAAAATTAATGATACGGGATTTAAGCCACTGTTATATTTGCAGTGGCTTTTTTTAGTACAAAAATTTAGGTGGTGAGGTGATTTGGCGGGCAATGGAAAATATAAATATTGGATAAGTGAAGAGGGTTTATTGTTGATTGAAGGCTGGGCAAAAGATGGTTTAACGGACAAACAAATTGCTGCTAAAATAGGTATTAGTAAACAAACCTTTTATGATTGGCAAAAGAGGTATCCTGACTTTTCTGACTCCCTAAAAAGAGGTAAAGAAGTAATTGACCGTAAGGTGGAAAATGCTTTGCTAAAACGAGCACTTGGTTATTCATACGACGAGATAACCGAAATTACTGATGAAAAAGGCAGAACGACAACAAAAGTTATAACAAAACAAGTTATTCCTGATACTACAGCACAGATATTCTGGCTAAAAAATCGCAAACCAAATGAATGGCGTGAAAAACGTGAAGTAGAAATAAATAATGAACAGCAGTCATCAGCTATGAACCAATTAATTCAATCATTAAATCAAGCAAGAGGTGATAAATAGTGGAATTTGGCTTATGGGGACAAAAAGCATTAGATTTTATTTATAATCCGATTGCTAATGATGCATTTATTAATATTCTCGAAGGCAGTGTGCGAAGTGGTAAAACAGTAGCTATGATACCAAAATGGATAAATTACATTATGACAGGGCCTAAAGGATTATTATTAATGACTGGGGTATCTAAGGATACTATATATGATAATGTATTAAATGATTTATTTGACACTATTGGCGAAGATAATTATGAGTATAACCGTCAAAGTGGAGATTTAACCATATATTGGTATACTGATGGAATAAGATGTCAAAGACGAATAAAAGTAGTCGGAGCTAAAGATGAAGGTTCAGAAAAATATATCCGTGGTAAAACTTTAGCAGGAGCATATTGTGATGAGCTTAGTTTAATGCCAGAAAAGTTTTTTAAGCAATTACTTAATCGACTGAGTATAAGGGGTGCAAAACTTTATGGTACAACTAATCCCGATAGTCCATATCATTATTTATATGCAGAATATATTGCAGATGAAGTAAAGTTACAAAAAGGTATGGTACGTGATTATCATTTTGAGCTTGATGATAATCCTAATCTACCTGAAGATTACAAAGAGAATATCCGTAATGCCTATAAAGGTATGTGGTTTAAGCGTATGATTTTAGGATTATGGGTGTTAGCTGAAGGTATTATTTACGATATGTTTAGTGACGACTTAATATTTGATGATGATAGTAAAATATTTACAGGGGCTACTAAAGCAAAAAGTAGACGATATATAGGTATTGACTATGGTACAACAAATCCAATGGTATTTCTGGACATCTATGATGACGGAGATACCATTTTTGTTTGTAACGAATATTACTATGATAGTAGAAAGGAACAACAGCAAAAATCAGATGAAGACTATATCAATGATTTCGATAAATTTATTGGTGAAGAATTTCCTGATTTCGTGGTCATTGACCCGTCAGCGGCTAGTTTCAAGATAGTACTTCGTGGTCGTGGTTATAGAGTAAAAGAAGCAGATAATTCCGTAAATGATGGTATACGAAAAGTTGCTATGTTAATGAGTTTAAAAAAACTGAGAGTACATAAATGTTGTACTAATTTAATTCGTGAATTTCATTCTTATATATGGGATGAAAAAGCAGCTAAGCGTGGTGAAGAAAAGCCAATTAAAGAAAATGATCATAGTTGCGATGCCTTACGCTATTATATTAATACAATATTACCAAAATGGAGGTTTCAACATTGAGTAGAAAAAAGCGTAAAGTTCGTGCAGAACCAATAAAAGGAAAAGTGCAAGATTCTTTTCAAAATGTAATGGCTCGCACAGGATTGTTTATGCCAAATTTATTAGAAACAACAGATTACCCTTTAACTAGATTTACTAGAGATTGGCAAACAATAAATTCACTTTATCGCTCACATTGGGTGGTAAGACGAATAATAGATATTATTCCTGAAGATATGACAAAAAATGGATACAAGATATTGTCACAAATAGAACCAAAGCAAATAAAACGTGTTACAAAAGCGGATCGCAAAACTCAAACTAGTCGAAAAATATTAGAAGGCTGTAAATTAGGAAGATTATATGGCGGTGCTGGTGCTTTAATTATGATTGAAGGACATGAGGATATTCTTGACCAACCTCTCGAATATGACCAAATAATGCCAGGTAGTTATAAAGGTTTGCTAGTTCTTGACCGCTGGTCAGGTATTACACCAGAAGAAGAATTAATAACCGATGAATCTGATGCAGAGTTTGGAATGCCTAAATATTATACTATTACTTCAGATAATATTGAACGTGGTGTACGTGTTCATTATAGTCGTATCCTTCGTTTTATCGGGCGTGATTTACCATATCTTGAAAAATTAGCAGAAACATATTGGGGCTCTAGTGAGATTGAACATGTATTTGACGAATTGAAAAAACGTGACAATGTAAGTTGGAATATTGCTATGCTAACTTTTATGGCTAATTTAAGAGTATATAAAATGGAGGGTATGGAACAGGTTTTGGCTACCGGCTCTGAAAAAGTAGTGCAGGGGCTATATAATACGATTCAAGCTATGAATGCGTTAATGAACAATAATTCTATTCAGATAATTGGTGCTAATGATGGGTATGAAAGTCATCAGTATACTTTTGGCGGTGTGGGTGAAGTATATGACCGTTTTATGATGGATTTAGCAGGAGCGGCTGAAATTCCTGTAACAAAGTTATTTGGTCGTTCACCAGCAGGAATGAATGCAACTGGCGAATCAGATATGCAAAATTATTATGATACTATTGAAGAAAAACAAGAAAGTTCTTTACGTCCTGTGTATGATAAAATCTTGCCTATTATGATTATGAGCGAATTAGGTGCTATTCCTGATGATTTTGATTATGAATTTAATCCTGTACGTAGACCATCTGATGATGAGATGGCGGATTTAGCTTCTAAAAATATTGATAGTATTACTAAAGCTTTTCAAGCTGGCATAATATCACAGAAAATAGCATTGAAAGAACTTCGCCAGCAGGCTGAACTTACAGGAATGTTCAGCAACATTACTGATGAAGATATTGAGAAGGCAGATGATGAAATTATTCAGTTAAATGAAGAAAATATCTCTATGCCGATGAATAGTTTTGAAAAATCTGATGAAAAATTTTCCTAGATTGACAACAGACGCATGGGAGGAGGATTTGAAACATGGAGGAAAATAATAAAACATTTTGTCCTTGTTGTAATGTTGGAATGATTGAATCAGATTGTTTCGATATTTGCGAAGTATGCGGTTGGGAAGAGTCCCATCCTGATTATAAGGGCGGAGCAAATCACATGAGTTTGAATGAAGCTCGTGAAGCATATAAAAAAGGGATACAGATAAAATAGCCACTCTATTGAATTGTAGGGTGGTTATTTTATACCTGATTTTAGGAGTGGACTATATGTATGAAGAAAAAATTATTGAACTTAAAAATATCTGTAAGCCTATTATTGACTATATGAAAAAGAACTGTTCACCGCATGATACATTAATTATTACGGATGAACAGTTTAAAATAGTTAGTGATACTATTAGTATTCCGTTTAGCGAATACGAATAAATGGGTAATGATTTTTTAAACGTTGATGTACAAATTTTCCTTTAGATGGAGCGGATAGAAATTCAATATATAAATTTTGTGTCGTATTGTGATATTGATATACTGCACCACTACGGAAATGAACTTCTAATATACCGTCTTTGTACCCAATAGCAGAAACATTAGAAGAAACAACAAAAGTCAAATCCATAAAATCTCACCTCCTTTTATAAAATTATAGCATATTAAATAGGAGCAACTATGGAATTATGGGAACCTAAACAAAGGATTGAACGAGCATATCGCCGTAATCTGTTAAATATTAGTCGATATATTATTGGAAAAATCGGTGATACTACCAACCTAGATTTTATAAACAAGATAATGAAAGACTTAATTTCTTCGCGTGAGTACCAGCAATTTGCCGAAAGTGTAGCTATGAAGATGGTTACGCATTTATTTGTTGACCAGGGTAAAACGTGGAAACAAGCTGCCGCCTTAAATGGTAAAGGCGGTATTTTTTATACTCTTTTACAGAGGGAGATTAAAGAATTTACCGGAAAAATACTGCAAGAACAGATACAGCGTAATGCTGAAATTATCAAAACATTGCCACTTGATATAGCAAGTGATATAACGCAGTACGTGAGCCGTGAAAGTCTAAAAGGGCGCAGAGCTTTTGAAATTGCCAAAGAAATTAAACAGATGTTTCCTAAGCAAACGAAAGCAAGAGCAGAACTTATCGCGAGAACAGAAGTATCAAAAACACAGTCGCGATTAACAGAAATACGTTGTCGTCGATTTAATATTAACTGGTATGTATGGCGTGCAGTTGGTGGTGGGCAGGGAGATGGAAGAACGCGTGATAGCCATAAGAAAATGAATGGTGTTTTTATCAACTGGAATGAACCGCCAGCACCTGAAAATTTGTTTCCGCAATACAGCAAGAAAACAGGAAGGCGCTATAAAAATACATTGGGTAATTATCATGCAGGCTGTTGTCCTAATTGTCGTTGCTATGCTGAGCCTGTAATTGATTTATCACAGTATACTTTTCCAATAAAAATTTATTACAATGGAAAAATTAAAATGGTGAGCAGAAAAGCATTTGAAAAAATTATGTAAAGGAGTGATAGTATTTGAAAGCATATTACGGTGATAGATTTTCGCCCCATATGACGAGAACGCCTGAAGGCTATTTAATATGTCATGATGTTCCTATTGCAAGGTGTGGAGAACAACAATATTTACCACAGGAATTAGGGCTTAGTGGTGAAAATATTATCACTGTTTATAGAAATGAAGATGAAGTGTTTAAAACTACAGCTATCGCTAGTTTTGAAGGTAAACCTGTAACAGATAATCATCCATCCACAGATGTTAAATCCGATAATTATAATATTTATACTAAAGGAGTAGTACAAAATGTACATCGTGGTAAAAATGATTTAGCTGATAAATTATTAGCAGATTTATTCATTTATGATGCGATTCTAATTGCAGAAATTGAAAGTGGTAAACGTGAAATTTCATGCGGTTATGATTGTGATTATGTAGACAATAATGATGGTACGTTTTATCAAGCAAATATTCTGGGTAATCATGTTGCAGTAGTAGATAGAGGTAGAGCAGGTCATACAGTGTCGATTAGAGATGAAGAACCAAAAGGAGTAAGTAAAATGGGTAAAAAAGAAAATATTTTTAAGCGAATGTATAACAAATTTGTTAAAGATGCAGAGCCAGATGAAATAGCAGAGGCTACAAGAGCTATTGATTCATTAGAAAGTGAGCCAAATGAACCAAATATAAAAAATGAAGAAGAAAGAAAAGATAGTGATACTTTAACTAAAATTTTAGATGCGTTGGGTTCTTTAAATCAGAGAATAGAAGCTGTGGAGCAAAGAGCTAATCCTAAAGAAGAAAATGCACTTGATGCTTTAGAAAATGAGCTTACTAATGAGACTACAGATGAACCGGATGAAGCATCTGTAACTGTTTCACCAGAACAAATTAATGATGAAGAAGAAATGGAAAAAGAAAAACCTGTTACAACAGATAAAGCTATGGCATTAAATATTATTCGTGCTATGAAGCCTGTAGTTGCAGAATTACCAAAAGAACAACGCAAAAAAATGTCTGATTCTTTATCTAAAATTGTAAGAGATGCTATGCAAGTAAAATCTACTCAGCCTATTAATGGTGGTTACGGTGCACTTGCTAATCAGAAAAAAACTGTTGATAGTATGACTAATAATTTAAATAAACAAGCGTTTGGTAATAATTGTCGTAAACGCAATCCACATTTTAAACAATAATTTAGGAGGAATTAATAATGCCAGGTAGTGTAATTGGAATTAATATGAATTATGGTTATCCAGGACAGGCTTCTCGTCATGGCGATGAAGTTTCTAGAACAAGACCAGTAAATAAAACAAGTGGAAAAATTTTATTTGGTGGTCCTGTGGTACAAAATACAGATGGTAGTGTAAAAGCTTGGGAAGCTACAAGTACTGCAACTGATTTTGCGGGCGTAGCTATGCGAAAAGTAAAATCAGCTAAAATCTATCCGTATCAAAATTTTGGTTATTATGATGCTAATGAACCTTGTGATATTTTACAACGAGGTGGTATTTCTGTTGTATGCGCATGGGGTTCCCCAACTATTGGTGGTAAGGTTTATGTTCGTACCGTTGATGGAACATCTAGCTATGATGGTTCTATTATTGGTGATTTCGGTGCGGAAGATGATAGTGGTAATTGTATTGAATTAACAAATGCTAAATGGTCTAGTGTCAAAGATTCTAGAAATGTAGCAGAAATAACTATATTAACAAGACAAGGAGTATAAATAAATGGCTAAAAAAGTTTATAATTTACCGATTGCACCTACTCGTGCAACAAACATCATGACTTTTGATGCTGATGCAGTATCAAGCGGACTTGCTTTTTTACAATCAGAATTGGAGAAATTAGATCCGTTACTTCGTGAACCACTTACTAATACAACATATCCGCGTGATATAGAAATTGAAAGTGGCGGTGGTTGGGTCGAAGCGACTTCTGCATTTAATGTTGATTATGCTGTTACTGGCGGTCAAGCTGATGGCGTGGGCGGTATTCAAAATAATATTCGCAGAATTCAAGCAGATTTTTCTAAAGACATTTATAAGGTTATGCCTTATGAAGTAGCTATGAGTGTAAAAATCCAAGACCAATTACGTGGAGCGGTTACTGGTCGTTCCATTGAACAAGTCTATGATGATGGTATTCGTCTTGATTATGATAAATATATGGATATTAATACTTATTTGGGTCAACAATCTTATGGAACTACAGGGCTTGTAAATGATCCAAATGTTGTAGCAACATCTGTGGCACAAGGTGCTTCAACAAAAACAGAATGGAAAAATAAAACGCCAGAAGAAATTTTACGAGATGTTAATGAAGCTATTACTGATGCGTGGGCAGCTGCACAGTATGATAATAGTGCAATTCCAAATCATATGTTAATTGACCCAGCAAATTATGCCTATATTAATATGACACCTCTTACTGTGGCAGGTGTGCCGGGCGGTATTTCTATTATGAAATATCTTATGGAAAATAATATTGCCACTTTAAAAGGTGTAGACCTTTTCATCGGTGAGTGTAGATTTTGTGAAAAGGCAGGAACTGGACAGAAAAATCGTATGATTTGTTACGTGAATAATAAACGTTTTGTTGGTATGGATGTCCCTGTACCACTTGCACGTGTGATGACTCAACCTAATATAAATAATGGTTCTTATGATAGTTTATATATGGCAAATGTCGGTCAAGTAAAAGTACATTATTACGAACCATTTATTTATCGTGATGGGATTTAAGGAGTGTTTATATGATTAATTTAATCGCTAAAAAAAGAATTGGCTTTACTAATAGAGAAACTAAAGAAGTCTTAATTGCGGAACCACTTGTATATGCTACAATGCCAGATTGGATTGTAAATGACCCTATTTATAATTGGGCAAAAGAAGATGGTAGTATTGAGGTAATTGAAGAGAAAAAATCTACGAAAAAAAACGTTAAAAATGATGTAACTACTACAACAGAAATAACAGCGGAGAAAGAAAAATGATGTATAATGCTATTGACCTTTATGGTATTATAGCTGAAGCAAGTAATATTCGTGGTGGTAAAAATCCTGAATATACAAAAGAAGATTTTTTTAAAATTTATCCGCAATTTGCTAAACAAAATGAGGCGGGCGAGGATTTAATTCCCGATGTAGTAATAACTGCATATGTAAAATTGGCTCATGCTTGTATTTCATATAATCGTTACAATGATATGTGGAATACTTGTATGAGTCTTTTTATTGCCCATTTTCTTACTTTATATCTTCAAACATTATCTAGTGCTGAAGATAGTGTTAAAAAAATTATTAATGCAGGCTTGGCAAAAGGTGTCCAAACTTCAAAGAGTGCAGGTGATTTATCTGTTTCTTATGATTTTAGTATTATTGCAAATGATTTTGAGGGTTGGGGTACTTATAAGCAAACAGCTTTTGGTCAACAATTTTTAACCTTAGCGAAAGTTGTTGCTAAAGGCGGAATGGTTGTATGGTAAATGGAAAAGTATTTTTAAAACAAAAGGGTTCGGGTTTAGCTGGAATTTGTAAAGAATTAGAGAATTTATCTAAAAAAGAAATATTGGTAGGTATTCCTGAGGAAGAAGCTACACGTAAAAATGACGATGCTATAAATAATGCTGAGCTTTTATATATCCATACACACGGTGTACGAAATAAAATTATGCGTGAAGAAATGCAGTCTAATATAGAAAAAGGGATGAAATATAGTAAAGTGCATAGTTTGTATTTAAAAGAACATGGTAGTCCTTTATTAAATATTCCACCTAGACCAGTATTAGAACCAGCAATTGAAAATAGTAAAGAAATAATTGCACAACAGTTAAAAGAGGTAAGTGTGTCTGCTTTAAATATGAATGTAAGTGAGACAGAAGCTAATTTGCATAAAGTTGGAATGTTAGCGCAATCAGCAGCACAAAATTGGTTTGAAAATCCTAAAAATAATTGGGTGCCAAATGCAAAAAGTACAATTAAAAAGAAAGGTTCTAATATCCCACTTGTTGACACAAATGAACTAAGAAAATCAATAACATATGTTTTGAGGGATAAAAAATGATTAATTTATCAGAGCTTATTCACGACCCAGATTTTTGCACAAATTTTATTGTAATCAAAAAATCTGAACCTAAATGGGTAAAAGGCGAATTGACGCAAGCAGAAACAAAATTAATCGTTGAGGGAATTGTATTGCCATCATCGAGTAAAGATATCGATATGTTACCTGAAGCTGATAGAGTTCACGGGCTAAAATCATTTTTTACTGATGAATGCGAATTTGCTTTGACCGATACAGAAAAAACTTCTGATGTTTGCATTTATCGTGGCGAAGCCTACAAACTCCTGCAAGTCTTTGATTACAGTGACAATGGATACTACAAAGCAATCGGCACGATGATAGGTGGTGTGCTATGAACTATAAACAACTACAAAATCTATTTTGGGATATTACAAATGATATTACAGGCAAGAATTTAAAAATGCCTAATAAATTTATTCGCTTTAAATATCCGCAAGATGGTATGCCCGATTGGAAAATCACTGATGATATTATTTTTATAAATTTGTCTGAACTAAATAATGATTATGCTAAACAGTTAGATAGTAAATATATTGCAGAAAATGATACTGTTATGCGATATAGTGCGAGAACTAGAGTTTGGAATGTATTATTTACTATTTATGGTCCTAATGCATATGATATTGCAAATCAAATAAAAGACGGAGTCTTTAAGCAAAATATACACGACTTGCTAAGTAAAAACTCCGTCTTTTTAATCCCTAATTTACCAATGATTACGCAAGCAAATGAATTATTTGCAGGTAAATGGTGGAATAGATGGGATTTAGTTTTAAATTTCAATGAATTATATGAATTAACTCCTGACGATGTAGGTCGTATTGAAAATGTGTCTATTTCTTTAGGGATAAATAATAGGTAGGAGGTATATAATGGCTATTAAATCATCTTTGCCGATTGATTCTATTGTTAATATAGTAGTTAATTTGGCGGCTGTATCAGCGACTAGAAAACAATTTAATTTGGCTTTATTAATAGGCGATGTTAGTGATGACGTGGATTTTGGTACAAATCGTATTAAAACTTATGACAATATTAATACGATGTTACAAGAAGGATTTACTACAGAGGACCGTTTATATAAAGCAGCTAATTTAATTTTTGGACAGACTAAAACCCCACCAAAAGTGGCTATAGGAAAGATAAATACTTTAAAAGTAGCAGGTAAGAACACTTATACAGTAACTACAAATGGAGCGGCCGATACAGATACGGTTACATTTAATGAAGTAACCCTTACGGCAGGTACAGATTACGAAGTAGGGGAAAGTGTTCAAGAAACAGCTACAGCAATTGCTAATGCTTTTAATAGTAAATCTGAATTAAATACATTATATAATTTCACTGCAACAGCTGATGTAATCACTGTATCAGAAATAAAGGCTGGTGAAGGAAATACACCAGGTTCTATGACATATACAGGAACCATAGTAATTAATAATGGTTCAGCTACTATTTCGGAAACAAAGAAAGAGACACCATTAGAAACACTTATTGCGTGTCGTCAAGTTGATAGTGAATGGTATATCGCCAATTATTGTAGTGATTTAACAGATGAACAAATTATTGAATTAGCGGGGTATGTAGAAGCTACTACACCTTCAACTATGTTCGCTTATACTACTAATAAATCTGATTGTTTATATGATGAGGATAATATTTTTGTAAAATTACGAGAGCTTAAATATAGACAAACTATAGGACAGTATAGCACTACTCATCTAGATGCTATTTGTGCAATTATTGGTTGGGCTATGGGAGCTATGAGTGTAAGTACTATTAATAGTTCTTTTACATTAGCTTATAAATCAGAAGTGGGAGTAAATACAGAAAATACTATTCAAGAAATAACATCTAGCCAAGTAGATAATATAAAAAATAATTACGGTAATATTTATATAAATCGTGGTAATGCTTATGACATATTTGAAGAAGGCCGTATGGCTGATGGTTCATATTTTGATGAGATTATTTATTTAGATAAGTATAAAAATGATATGCAATTAGCTATCATGGATTTGCTTGTGAATAATAATAAAATTAGTCAAACAGAATCAGGTATGACACAATTAAAAAATGCAATAAAAACAGTTTGTGATGATATGGCACGTGTTGGGTTTATCGCGGGTGGTAAATGGCTTGGAAACGATATGTTGGAGTTAAAAAATGGCGATACGTTGCCTAATGGATATCTAATTCAATCAGAACCAATAGATGAACAAACACAAGCAGATCGTGATGCGCGTAAAGCACCACCAATTTATGTATCTTTAAAATTGGCAGGGGCTATTCATTATGTAACTATTCAAGTTGATGTAAATAGATAAAAGGAGTTGAGAATATTGGGAAAGTGGAATACTTATTCTTTCACAGATGTAACGGCTACTTTATCACACCCTGCTTATGGTAGTTATGAACTACGAGGTGAAGGTATAGGTGATTTTAATATCGCTAAAAATACAGATAGAACGGTCCATGATGTAGCTGCTGATGGAACTATCATGGTAAGTAAGATTGCAGGTAATAATGGTAATGTGTCAATTAATGCACAGCAAACATCGAATTTACATGCGTGGTTACAGGGTCTATTTAACTATGTATGGAGTGCAGATACTAGTCAATGGGCTCAACTCTCGTTAACTATTACTGCACCAAAAATGAAAAAAACATTTTATTGTTCTGGTGGTGCGTTTGTAAAAGAACCAGATGAACCATTTCAAGCACAAGGTCAACGTGTGGCTTGGAATTTGTTATTCGCAGATATTCAAAGATTGTCAATTTAATAGGAGGATATTATGAGTCGTGAAACATCTAAAGTTGTTGAAATACAAGGTAGAAAATTTGAAATCAAAAAATTTGATGCGTTTACAGGCGGGTATATTATTTTTCAGCTTTTTGAAAAATTTATGCCTATGGGCTTGGAGAATAAAATTCCAATCCAAAATTCATCGTTAAATGAAATGTTACCACAGGGCCGTACAAGCATGACTAAAGCCGAATTTATTTCATTTGTAAAAGATTGTTTATCTGCTGTTGGAGAAATATTACCGGCACGTACCGCTCCAATTATTAATCCTAATGGCACATGGGGTATATTAGATATTCAAAATAATACATTACTTACAATGTTGCTTGTGATTAATGTATTGGTGTTTAATGTGTCTGATTTTTTCTCCGAAGACGGCTTGAAGGAATTGAAGCAAGCCATGCAGAGTATATCCCTTGCGAATTTAAAAATCTAAACAGTTGGGTATATGCACCAGTCCTTGCAGGAATGTGGAAACAGCATGAATTATGGGATGGTACATATACCTTTAAAGATTTATTAGACGCACATGAAATTATTTTAGTGAATAACGAGAATAGAAGACGTGAAGCTGAAGCTAAGGAGAATGATGTGGTATGATAGGTGAATTGATAAAAGAATATCTTATTGGCTTAGGCGTACAAATTGATAAACCTGGCTTTAGTGAAATGAACAATACAATTCAATCAACAACAACTATTGTCGAAAAAGCTACTGGTTCATGGGCAACTAATTTTATTAAAGCTTCAGGTATTATAACTACAGCTATTGCTAGTATAACTACTGCAATGGTTGGGTTAATGAGAACTACAGCTCAACAAGATTTAGAATTGGAAAAATTTGCGCGTCGTATGATGATTTCTAAAGATGGGGCGTGGGAAATGAAAAAAGCTATTGATGCATTAGGTGAATCAGTAGCAGATATTGTAATTACTCCAGAATTAATGGATAGATATAAAACATTAGTAAATGATGGTCGCCAAATGCGTATAGGTAGCGATTTTAAAGAAACAATGAAATCTTTTCGTGATTTAATGTTTGAATTTACTAGACTAAAACAAGAAGTTTCCTATGCAATGAGCTGGATTGGTTATTATTTAATGAAATATTTAAATAGGCCCTTGCAAGATGCCAAAGAAAAATTTAAATCTTTTAATGATAGTTTTATTCGTAATATGTCTGCATGGACCGAAAAACTTGCTCGTGCTTTTGTATATGTAATAAATATTGGACTCCATTTATTTAAATTTATTAAGAGCTTAACTTTATCGGTATATAAGTTATGGGAAGCTTTTCCTAATGGAATTAAGACAGCTACTATCGCTATCTTAGGTTTATTTGCAGTGCTTCGGGCATCTCCTTTTAGTAGAATGTTAATGTTAGTTGGTAGTTTGCTGCTATTAATTGATGACTATTTTGGTTATATGGAAGGTAAACAAGCACAATTTGGTAAATACTGGGATAAGTTAAATTATTTTATTGACATAGCAAAATTAAAAATTAAAGAGTTTGGCAAAATAGCAAAACCTATATGGGATAAATTCATTAACTATTTATCTGAAGTTAAAGATAAAGTAATTGAATTTAAAAATTATTTATTTAATCTTGCATCAGAAATAAGTAATTCTAAAAGTTTTAATGATTTCATAGTCACTGTTAAAAGATTAGTTATAGTTTTTAGAAATTTAGCTAATGGCGTTATTGATACTGTTATTATGTTAATCGATAAGTTATACAATGCTATGATAGATACTGGTACTGGTACAAAATTTAAAGATTTATTATTTAGTATATGGGCTATATCTTTAGATTTATTAAATACCTTAGCTGACGGCATTGAAATAGTAAAAGATTGGTTTATAGAATTAGGAAAATCTGAAGAAGTTAAGGATTTAACAAGTGCATTAGTAGAATTGTTAAATGCTTTTTTAGAATTATGCGATGTTATTTTATATTTGGTAAAAACAATATTAAGAGAATTTTTTGTTGGGATGCAAGAAACACAACATATTTATTCTTTTAAAGATGCTATATATGTAGCTGTAAAAGTAATAAGTACAATGGTTCGTATTTTAGCTACGGCTATTCGTTTTATTAGTAAATTATTTAAATTAATGGCTGATAATAGATTGTTTTGTGAGTTTTGGAATGGTCTAGGAAAAGCTGTACGAGCCTTTGGTGATATTGTTAATGATGTGATTACAGGAGCTTTGAAATCTATAGGTAAATTAGGTCAAGCACTTTTAAAATTGGTAAAAGGAGATTTCAAAGGAGCTGCTAAATTAGCAGGTCAAGCTTTTGGCGTTAGTGATGACTTCAAAGGAGATGGTATTGCTGGGGAATCTGCAATGGAAATGACTAAGTATTTAATGGATAACGGATTATCTACTGTAGCTGCTCTTGGTGTTATGGGAAATTTAGGTGGAGAATCTAATTATGATCCTACTGCTTATAATCCAAATGATAATGGAGGCCCTTCTGGAGGATTAGCACAATGGCATGATACTGATTTTAACGGTAATGGTAGATTTAGTGCATTAAAAGATTTTGCTGAAGCAAGAGGAACAGATTGGACTGACAGGCAAACACAATTAGATTTTTTGTTATATGAGTTGAATACTAGTTATAAAGATGTCTTAGATGCGATGAATAATGCCACTAGTGTTGAAGAAGCTACAAGAATATTTGTGGAAGGTTTTGAAAAACCTGCTGATCCTGAAGGTGAGCTACCAGAAAGAATAGCTAATGCTTACGCAGTACAAGAGCAATTAGATAAGTCATTGTATAATCTAACACAAAAAGCTAATTGGTCAATTCCGTCAGCTTGGATTAAAATGCTTAATCCTGATTTATTAGAAAAATTCAATGATTTTTTACATGCTATTGAATCATATGGATATGGCTTTAACTTTAAAGGTAGTGGCGAAGATTGGGCTGGTATTGGTATTACGGGGAATCCGGATATTCAAATTGTAAAAAATATGGCTGCACAATATGGTTTAAGTGCCTCTCAAGATAATCAGGGTTATTATTTTTCGCTTAATGGTAATAAATCTATTAATGATGTGGATAATCAGCAAGATGAAAAAGGTGCGTTTGAAACTATAAAAGATGCAATAACTGGAATATTTACTTCTGCAAATTTCGACTCTATGTTATACAGAAATATGATGGCTGGTGGTTATGCCACTAATTATGCTAGCACGGGAAATACTATTTACAATATTAATGTGGGTGGTGTGAGTGTAAATAATACTAATGCTAATCCAAAAGAAATAGGCAAAGCTGTAGCTGATGAGAGTTTGCAAGCATTTAATAGACAAGCACGATACACTCAAAAGAGTAAAGCTATTTCATCTATGTGGTTATAAAATTTTCACTTTAATTGTTAAAAACCTTTCTATGAATAGGTAATATATGTTGTAGAAAGGACGGTGAAGGAAATGGAAACTATAAAAGAAACAGATATTAATTATGTTAGAAATTATATAGAATACCGTATTAATCGTAATTTGCCGTTAGAGGCAACTGTTATAGAAAGCGAACTAATAAGTAAATTAGGACAACCATTATGGTATGTACGTAAAGTTTTAAAAGTGTTAAATGTTTATCTAAATAGAGCATAATATGCTTATCTCTAAGTTTTTGGGTAAGTGCGAATAGTTTGCAAAAGGTAAAGAGGTGACGGTGATTGGGAGTTATAGGCAAAGGTTTATCTTTAGACGGTATAAAATATTTTAGTGATGTTATTGAAAATAATAAAGTTCCTGACTGGATGGATTTTTCTAGGCAATTAGCTAAATTAACAGGTAATTATACCATTCTTAATTATGCTACAGGTTTTAAAGGATTAACCAATTTTTTATTTAGTTCACCTAAATGGCCAATTGGTGGATTAATGTTTGATGGGATAATGCGTACAGAACATCTTAGCCGTGTAAGACCTACGCAATATCCTGTACAAACAGGTGTTATAATGACAGACCATGCTATTATAGAACCTTGTGAATTAACTATTGAAATTATGATGACGGATGCTGCTACAAATAATTTTATGGCAACAGATCCATTTTTGGCATATGTTTATCAATCAGTAATAAATTTAAAAATGTATAGTAATATTTTAGCTCAAGCTCCTAATCCTATCACTTTGTATGGTAGCGGACGTGCCAAACAAGCATGGGCTTCTTTAAAAATTTTACAACAATCTAGAGTACCCATAAATGTAGAAACAAGATTGCAGACTTATAATAATATGATTATTGAAGAAATATCAACACCAGATGATTATACGACTTTTAATGCTTTGCGTTGTACTGTTCGTTTACGTGAAATTATATTTGCAAATGTAGCTGAAGTTGCTGTAAGTGCAAGAGCAGCTGCTACGACTAATACATCTAGTGGACAAACTATAGCCAATGTGCAAGAAGTTAATAAAACAGGAGCTAAAGCAATAGGTGATGCGATGGGAGTGAATGGCTAATGTTGTCTATAATACCTATTAATCCTATACCTAATCAGACGTTTTCTTGTAAAATTCCTATAGATAATAAAAATATAACTTTGACATTTTTGGTAACTTATAATGAAATTGCTAAATATTGGGTGATAAGTATAAGTAGTAATGACACAATGCTTATAAGAAATTTACCAATAATGCCTGCTCAAAACTTATTAGAGCAGTTTACTTATATGCAAATAGGTAGCGCCTATATCGTGCCAAAACATACAGTAAATGAGCAATATCCTACGTATGAAACGTTAAATACAGATTGGTATTTAGTTTGGAGTGATACAAATGGCTGATTATGGATTGATAGATGTAGAAAAATCGGGAGAATCTAATCAAAGTACCACTAGGATGAATAGACTATATGGTAGAAAATGGAAAATAACTATCTATAAACCAGCATATAAAAAAGATGAAAACGGAAATGATGTCCGCGATAAAGAACATGATACAGCTATTGATGTTTCTCTTTTAAAATGTGTATTTAAAATTGAACAAAAACTTGAAACAGCTACAACATTAGCTACTTTAGTTGTATATAATATGAATGATAAAGCTGAAGGTGATATCATTCGCGAAGGGTTTCAAATTAGTATTGAAGCCGGTTATCAAGAGGGGCAATATGGAGAAATTTTTACAGGTGATATTGTACAGGTCTTTCGTAATCGTGAGAACGGTATAGATTATAGATTAGAAATTATAGCATTAAAAGGAAATATTTTATTTGATGCTAATATGGTACGTTCTAGTTTAGCAGCTGGAAGCACAGCGCGTGATACGATAAAAGCACTATCAGAAAATGCTGATAAGAAAATTGAAGTTGGTGAAATTAGTCCTTATTTAAATCAACACCCATTACCAAGAGGAAAAGTATTTTTTGGTACACCTGGAAAATATATACGTGATATATGTATTCATAATGATGCTAACTTTTGGATTGATAGTGATGATACACTAACTATAAAAAAAATTACAGATGAAATTCCTGAAGATAAGTGTTTAGTTTTAACGCCGATGACAGGTTTAGTTGGCACACCGCAATATGGTGATGATGGTATTCATATAAAAATGTTATTAGATTGCAGAGTGAAATTATATACACTGATTAAAATTGATAATGAACTTATCCAACGACAGGCTATGAATTTTGATTTATCAGGACAAGGTAATAATAATCAATTGCCACAACAATCACAGTTTGACCAAAACGGTGAATATCAAGTTTTTTCTGTATCCCATAATGGTGATACATGGGGAGATACATGGATAACTGAAGTAATTGGTGTAGGTAGAAATGGTAGAGCTGGATTACCTGCAAATTATACTACAGCAGAGCAGACAGGGCGGTGAGTTTATGTTAAAAAATAGCGAACGAACTCAAGATTTGATTGAGTATCAAAAGCGATTGCAAGACATGTTTGGAATTGAATTGCATGTGGCTATGCCGGGTATTGTTCAATCGGTAGATTATAATAAACAAACTTGTACTGTTCAACCTGCAATTCGGGCTAGATTAAATTATGAAGGAACTCCAACATGGGTAGATTTACCATTACTTTTGGATGTTCCTTTTTTTATCCCTTCAGGCGGTGGGTATTCAATAACATTTCCTATAAAACCGGGGGATGATTGTTTAGTAATATTTGGAGATAATTGCATGGATGCCTGGTGGCAATCTGGTGGAATTCAGAATCAAGTAGAAAGAAGATATCATGATTTATCCGATGGCTTTGCACTAATTGGTTTTAAAAGTCAGCCACAAAGAATAAATAATTATTCTGCATCTTCTGTGCAAATTCGTAATAACGAGGGTAGTGCTTATATTGAACTTAGCGGTAATACAATTAACATTGTAGGTAATGTTAATATTAAAGGTGGTAATACTACCATTGATGGTAAAATTTTCTTAGGGCACACACATAGTGGCATTATGCCTGGTGGTTCAAATACTGGTGGTGTAAGTTGATGATTTATCGAAAACTTGATGATAATGGTGATTATGTATTTGGTGCAAATAGTAATGGTTTTTATAAAGATATTTATGCCGTACAGCAAGCAATATCAACTCGTTTAAAATTATTAAAATATGAATGGTGGGAAGATTTAAATGACGGATTACCTTTGTGGCAAGATATTTTAGCTAATCGTGATATTGATAAAGCTAAGCAACTTATTAAGGAACGTATAGAAAAAACCAACAAAGTAAAATGCGTAACAATATTTAATGCTACATGGGATAGTAAACAAAGAAAATTAGATATTTATGCTCTAGTTGATACTGAATATGGTCCCCTTGAGATAAATGAGGTGATGAACTGATGGCATATACTGCGCCGTTTATAGATGATGCGGGATTACATGTCCCTAGTTATATAGATATACGTGATGATTTAATCGAACAATTTAAACAAATTTATGGGCAAGATATTTATCTGGAAAATGATAGTCAAGATTATCAAATGATATCAGCGTTTGCTCTTAAAACTTACGATACGATGCAAATGTTACAAATAATTTATAACAATCGTAGTCCTAAAACTGCTATAGGAACAAGTTTAGATAGTATTGTAAAAATGAATGGTATTGCTAGGAAAAAAGCTAGTTATTCTACATGTGTATTAACTTTGACAGGTGATATAGGAACTGTAATTGCTAATGGTATTTGTGAAGATGAATCAGGACATAAGTGGTATTTGCCAACTAATATAATTTTTGAGAACGAAACTGTGGAAATTACTGCGCAATGTGAAGAGATCGGAGCTATCGAAGCCACTGTTGGTACAATAAATAAAATATACACACCTCAAAAGGGATGGATATCTGTTACAAATAAGGTTAATGCAGTAGCTGGTGAACCAATAGAAACGGATGAACAATTACGTCAAAGACAGGCATTAAGTGTAGCAATACCTGGACAAAATATGCTAAATAGTACAATTGCAGGTATCGCAAGTATTGAAGGTGTAACAAGATATAAAGTATATGATAATGATACAAATATAACAGATAGTAATGGCATTCCTAGTCATTCTATCGCAGCTGTTGTTGAAGGTGGTCTTGATTATGATATAGCAGAACAAATATATCTACGTAAAGGACCAGGTGGTGGTACTTATGGTACTACTTCAGTAAATTATACTAATGATGATGGTTTGCCAAATGTAGTTAAATTTTCCCGACCAAGTTATGTAAATATAAATGTAGATATTAAAATAAAACCTAATATTGGATATACAACTAATATTGCAGATGAAATAAAAATAAGTATTGAAAATTATATATTAAATTTAGATATTGGCTATGATGTAACAATAATGGGTCTACTTACAGCTATTACAGCGGTAGTAAAAAATTTAGCTGTACCAGAATTTAGCGTAGACATAGTTAATATCGCACGTAATGAAGATCCTACTGTTTCTAAAGATATCGATATAGCTTTTAATGAAGTTGCTGCTGTTGGAATAATAAGAGTAATTGAGGTGAGTTAATTGCCACTAGTTGATAATTATTTAAATTTAATAACTAGCCAACATAAAACTAAATCTAAGTTTATGGCAATGGTAAAAGCTATACTTATAAAAAGTGACGATATTTTTAATTTGGCTGTTCATTTTGATGATGAATTTGATTTAGATTTGGCTACTGGTAATCAAGAAGATTTATTAGGAATAATTGCTGGTATTAGTAGAATACTAGATTTCCAACCAGATAAAGGATTATCACCAATATTGGACAATTTTGCTTATCGCAATCTTATACGGTCTAAAATAGCTCAAAATATGTGGAAAGGTGGCATTTTAGATTTAAAAGATTTATGGAGAGTATTATTTGGTGAAGGAATAATTATTCAGGATAATCAAGACATGACGATTGATGTGGTTGTGATAGGAGATAAATTCGATCAGATAACAAAAAATATGATTCAAAAAGGATATATAGTACCAAAACCACAATCTGTTTTAGTGAATTATTCTTTTGCAGATGGTCCTGTTTTTGGTTACGATATGGAAACTAATACTGTAAAAGGTTATGATGAAGCAAATTGGTTAGATCCAGCACCTAAAATATCTTTTGGCTATGATATAGAAGATAATGAAAATAAATTATTTGGTTTTGATAAAGGCTATTGGTCTTAAGTTGGGGGAGATATATTATGGCAGAAACAAATTTTCTTATATTTAATGAAGAAAATAATCCAGATAGAACATATAATGATAGTGAATATAAAAATGCGACACAAAGACTTACAGGAGTAATTCCAGGTATGGCATTAAGTCGACAACATAATAAAATGTATTTTCAATGGTCCGTAATGTGTAAAGCTATTGCGGATTTTTTAGTTACTTCTGGATACAATTGTATGGATAATAATGTAGAAGGTATCACTGAAGGATTAACAAAAACAGTAACAGATATGATAAAAAAAGATTTATCTACACATAATACAGATAATGAAGCACATAAGACATTATTTGATAAGAAATTAGATACAACAGGTGGCACGCTCACAGGCAATTTAAATGCTAGTGGTTATAATATTACTGCTACTAAATTTATAGGTAATCTACAGGGCAAAGCTGATAATGCAACTAATGCTGATTTAGCATCAAAAGCTACTACAGCAGAAAATGCTAATAATGCTTCTAATGCTACTCATGCAACAAGTGCAACTAATGCAGATTTAGCAACAAAAGCAAACCAAGATAGTCAAGGACAGGTAATAAATACAACATATATAAAAGGTGTTACAGGTTCTAATGCTACATTAACTGTAACAAAAGGAAATGGGACGACATCTACTGTTACTATCAATAATGTAGGAAATTCCACAAAAGCCACTCAAGATAGTCAAGGACAAGCAATAAATACAACATATGTAAAAGGTGTTACAGCTTCTAATGCTACTTTAACTGTAACAAAGGGAAATGGGACAACATCTACTATTACAATCAATAATGTAGGAAATTCCACAAAAGCCACTCAAGATAGTCAAGGACAAGCAATAAATACAACATATATAAAAAGTATTACGGCTTCTAATGCTACCTTAACGGTAACAAAAGGAAATGGGACAACATCTGCTGTTACTATCAATAATGTAGCACATTCTACAGATGCAGATAATGCTGGAAAATTAAATAATAAAGGCGATATAAGTGCCTCAACATTACCAAATAATTTTACTACAGGTTTAACAACACATAGTGCATATAATGGTAATTATCCTTCACAATATGGTAATGTAATAAATATTAATAATAAAGGTAAATCTCAAATCTTTATGGAATGGAAAGGTGATGACAATGCCGCAGGAGCTCCTGGTGGTATATGGTACAGAGAATGCAGAGATAATCAAAATGTTTGGTCTAATTGGGCTAAAATAGCATATTTAACAGATTGTACAGATACATTAAAAAAAGTATATCCAGTTGGAAGTATTTATATGTCTACAGTTAGTACCAATCCAGCTACATTATTTGGTTTTGGTACATGGGAAGCAATGCCAGCAGGTCGTGTGTTATTAGCACAAGGTAAATCTTCTTGGGGAACAACCTATAATGCAGGAAGTACTGGCGGTGAAGCAACTCACCGACTCACTGTGGG